TCACCAAGGGGCGGGGGTAGTTAGCGCCGCCCGAGGGTGACATTGGGTGACTTTTTGGGCGCTTTTTGCCCTCGTTTGGGTGACATGGGCGCTGGTTGCCCTTATAGCACAAGGGCCTTTAGGCACGATTTGGGTGACATAGACCCCTCTAGGGTGACATAGGGTGACTTTTGGGAAAGCTATCTCACCCAACCAACTTGCTGATCTTCAGTGCGTAGAACCACCTAGGGTGACATAGTGTAGATGTTTTACTTAAAAAAAATATATTCATCTCTCCTGTAAAAGAAGAAAGTTTTGGCCGATTTTCCTCTCTATGTCACCCAAATGGGTCTAATGGGCTGATCTTTCGGGAGTTAATCCAAAAGCTATGTCACCCTGTAGTCACCCACACACACCAAACGCCGATGGGAGGCGATATTTGCTGTATGGATATTCGAAGGAAACAAAGACCCAAACCGTGGATGGCGAAGAAGAAAGCGAGGGCAGTTTGGAATATGACTACAGGAGAGAGAGTCAAGCCCTTCGCTCAGAACTCACACGACAGCTCGTTCTACCAGACGCCCGAATGGAGGGCTACGTCTAAGGCGGTGCTCAACAGAGATGCTATATGTAAGTGGTGCATAAACCTGGGCAAGCTAACGGTGGCTACGCAGGCCGACCACGTTATCCCTCTCCATAGACTTACAGATATCCACCCCCTTGATCAAGACAATATAGTAGGCTCTTGCGTTTCATGCAACGCTCGTAGAGCAGCACTCGATGCAAGAGGTATTATATTTTATACATTTGAGGATTGGGTGAAATACCTAAGAAGCAGAAATGACCTACTATCTAAATAAGAACATTCCTACGAGGAAGAACGGCCAGCCCGAGCACGAAATGCAGGTGCAGATCGTGAACTATCTCAAGTCTCACCCATCACACCCACTCTTTACGGCCACCGTAGGAGGTGTTCGCTTAGCTGCGCACACGGCGATGAAGATGCGGGCAGCTGGCTATAGCAAAGGGACGCCTGATCTTCTTATCTTCGAGCCGCGAGGTCAATATCACGGATTGGCTTTGGAGGTGAAGACGGAGAAGGGCCGACCTTCGGATGAGCAGAAGAAGTGGATTGCCGATCTGAATGAGAGAGGCTACTGCGCGAAGATCACCAGAGGATATAAGGAAACGGTAGAAACAATCAAAAACTACTTAGATGGTCAACATATATGAAACCATGAAGGCTGCAAGGCAGCTTGCTGTAAACAGCCTGAATAGCGTTCAAATTGAAAACAACGCTAAGACTGTTGTTTTAGGAAACAGGATACAAGGTTATAAGGACCATCAGATATGTTTGTCTATAGAAGGCTATAATAGACCTGCTAGGCAAACAAATGCAATGGAGATATCATTCAATTGCTATGCCGCGACTATGCAGTTAAGCTGTCAAATGGCAGAGTCTATTATTGATATGGTATCTTCAGATAACTACTATATATATCCCGAGCCAACTGTCCCAGAGGAACCAACTCCCGAACTGCTTTCGTGTGAATTTGCAGCAGGGCAAGAGTTGCAGACTAGTACGACATTTGAGGTTGGCGCAGACGCATTCGTTCTAGATGCAAATTTAGATCCAGTATATCTAATTGATGGAGACTACACATTGACGGACGGAACAACATTTTCCATAGTCAACAAGTTGATCTCTGTCTGGGAGGCTGGCGAATTTGGAGAAGGAGACCTTGTCTCAGCAACATTTGCTTCAGGACAAATTATTGAAACTGCTGATGAGGAGATTGTTGTCGGATCTGTCGTTTTTGTAACGTCAAATGAGGAAACACTTCAGCTTTTAAGCGGAGACTACTTGACATTTTACGAAAGACCATTTTCAATCGAGGTATCTGCCGTTACGGAATGGGGTGAGATTACGATGACCATCACTGACGATGAGGCTACTAGATACACCGTGAATTTCGTTGATATGTATCAGGACTCTCCTGACTCTGACTTCTTTAAGACCTCTGTTTCACTGAAGTTCACATATAAGTGAGCAACAACAAGCACAAAATCCTTCAGGACATGAGGGTTGCCGCCGCTGAGGGGGCAAAAGAGGTGATGAAGAAGGTAGTCGAGCCTTCTAAGGATATGATGCCTATCGTGGTGCTCGACAAGGACGGGGAGAGGATGTTCAAGCTGGTGATCGATCACCTGGCGGCGAGCGGCCTTTTAGAGTCCATCGACGTGGTTACTATCACGATGTTGGCAAAAAACCTGTCTATGTTCGTTATGATCTCGCGAGAAATACAAGATGTAAGCGATATCATCCAGTATTACGAGAACGGCACATCTAACGTAAGCGGCAAGATGATGGCTCTTTCGAAGGTTCAGGGCGAGGTGCAGAAGCTGAGCGCGAAGCTCGGCCTGTCTCCTCTCGACCGGGCGAGGATCCTCGGCGCTTCGGTAAATGCGGCGAATGCTGCTGCTAAATCGGCGGAGGGAGACGCCATCGATGAGCTCACTTGACCTCACCGTGGTGAATAGGATGTACGACTATGTCGAAGACATCCTAGATGGTAAAATAGTTGCAGGGAAGTATACGAAGTTGGCTTGCCAGCGATTCGTTGACGATATCTCCTCTGATCAATTTGAGTTCGACGTAGAGTCGGCGGCGCGGTACATCACCTTTATAGAGAAGGTATGCATCCATACGAGGGGTGAACACGGTAAACCGTTCATCCTTTCGCCGTGGCAGGTCTTTTTCGTGGGTCAGCTGTTCGGATGGAAGCGTAAGGGCGACCTCTCGAAGAGGAGGTTCACTACGGCCCATCTGTTCGTCGGGAGGAAGAACGGCAAGTCGCAGCTGGCGGCAGCGATCATCCTGGCTATGGCTGTGCTCGATGACGACGGGGCTCCCCAGTTCGTCACGGCGGCCACCAAAAGAGACCAGGCGAAGGAGGTTTTCGACGAGATACGCCGTATAGTGAAGGCTTCGGCCCCTTTGAACAAGCGTTTTTCGGTAAACAGGAACGAGATCCTTTCGCCCCGCGAGGGTATAATTAAGCCCCTCTCTTCTGACGCGAATACGCTCGACGGGTTGAGCTTGAACGTGGGCTGTGTCGACGAGATGCACGCCATGAAGAACGGCGACCTGTACCGAGTCCTCTCCTCTTCTATGGGAAGCCGCAAAAATCCGCTTATGTTGGCGATTTCTACGGCTGGATTTGTTCTGGACGGCCTTGCCACGGAATTTGTGAAGGGAGGCAAGGCTGTGCTGGACGGGAACGTGGTGAACGACTCTCTGCTGTTTATGATCTACGAGTTGGACGAGGACGACCAGTGGAGTGACAGCGAGTGCTGGATCAAGGCCAATCCCAATCTGGGGGTTTCGATAAGTGAAGAATGGTTAAAAGACAAGTACGAGAACGCCAAGATCTACTCCGGCAGGCATATTACCGAGTTTATGGTGAAGCACTGCAACCTATTCGTAGGTTCCGACACGGTGTGGGTTGAGGAGGAGGTGTGGATGTCTGAGGACAACGTGGAGCCGCTGCCTACCCCGAACAAGCAGGAGGCGTATATCGGCCTCGACCTTTCGGAGACGGACGACATCACGGCCATTGCCGTTGCTATAGGCGACGTCAACTCGAGGATTTCGATATATATGCAGTATTTCGTGTGCCGTTCTGCTGTAGAAAGGCGCCTAAAGAAGGATGAGACGTCGATTTACTCGAGGATTGGCGAGTACGACAACGTCTACGTGATGGACACTAACAGCATCGACTATAACGTGATCCGCAGGAAGATCAGCGGCTACTACGTTATGGACGGGGTGACGCACTACGACGAGGACAACATCTCCAACAAGTTCAATCTGAAGTCTGTAGCTTACGACCGGTGGAACAGCTTGAGTTTGATCCGCGACCTGGAAGGCGACGGGGTGGTTTGCTCCCCTTATGGACAGGGATACGCTTCTCTCTCGTTCCCTTCTAAGACGTTAGAGAAGCTGGCGAGGGACGGGAAGCTACAGCACGGGGGCGACGAGGTGCTTCGGTGGATGATGAGCAACGTAAAGCTCAGGATGGATCCTTCTGGCAATATAAAGCCAGATAAGGAGAAAAGTGGCGATAAAATTGACGGGGTTGTGGCTGCTGTTATGAGTATAGGAGAGATGTTGTCTTATACTGAGGAAGATGATAGTGCGTTCGAACCCTTCTTCACTGTAGTTTGACGTTATTATATTTGCAATATGGCAGGCCCATCTGGACTGAAAAAAGTCATTAGATCGATTTTAGGCTACAAGGCTGAAGAGAGGGCCTATGTGCCTACTGCTTACTACCCTTCGTACGCACCTTTCCGCGCGAAGAATGTAAACACGTACCAATCCATCAGCTCGCTTCAAATTACGGCTGTTTATGCTTGCATTAGCAAGATAGCCGACACGATTGCGTCTATGGATTGCATGGTTGAGCAGCTCTCTGCTGACGGATCGAGAACTCCACTTGCAAACAGCCCATACACCAAGCTGCTTCGGGTACAGCCGAACAGCCTTATGGGTGCTTACGAGTTCAAGCAGATGATCATCAGCGACGCTCTGATTTACGGGACGGGCTATGCTGTCATCACGGGCGGGGAGATCTTCTGGATCCCCTCTTCGGAGATGACTTTCGTGATCAACGAAAGAACTGGCGAGAAGATATACAAGTATACTGGCGCCCCGAGTGCTATCCCGCAAGAAAAGGTCATTGAGATCAAGGCGTTCCGTTCGGAGTCGCCTATCAATGTTCAGATTCAAAATATCCAAACCGCGAAGTCCATCCAGAATTACGGGCACAAGTTCTTTGAGAACGGGGGTATGCTGGGTGGCATCTTGAGTACGAAGGAGCAGATCAAGCCGGAGTACGCCAAGGAGATGTCTGACCGTTGGAAGGAGGAGTATGCTGGCACGGAGAACGCCCACAAGATCGCTATTATCGGCGGTGGTTTCCAGTTCCAGTCGATGACGCTTCCTCTCGACCAGGTTCAGTTTATCGACATCAAGAAGTACAGTGCTCAGGAGATTTGTCAGATGTACCAGGTTCCACCTGCCATGATTGGTATGGAGGGCAACACGGCGTACAGCAACTACGAGCAGCAGGTGCTTCAGTTCTATCAGGGCTGCATCCTCCCTTGGATCAAGCGTATCGAGCTTGAGTTCGAAAGGAAGCTTTTAGGTTTCGACGATTCACTCTCGTGCCGTTTCGACGTAGACAGCCTTCTGCGTGCCGACTCATCCGCTCGAGCGACATACTACCATTCACTTCTTTCCGACGGTGTATTGTCTATAAACGAGGTCAGGTCACGCGAAGGTCTCTCTCCTGTCGACGGCGGAGACAATCACCATATCCAGCTGAACCAGATCCCTCTGGCTTCTATGAACAACTACGCGGACAAAGTAACTAAAAATATAAACAATGGCAATCTTCCTGTATAAATTCAGAAACGTAAGAAATAGGCATTCTACGTCTGCTGTAGGCACTGCTGGCGAACCTGTAGCATCTGAACTTTGGTATTACCACGAGGGGTCTACGGCGCCTACGGCTGCTCAGGCAAAAGTGGTTCTCGATCAATTTATCGACGGCTTGGGTTATGTTGGCCCGCGCCCAGATATCTCTGCGGCTATGGCGGCTGGTCACGCGGACGCCACGGCAAGAACTAACGCCAATACAGGGAAAGCTTCCTTCCGCATCGGAAAGGCTGTTTACCAATACGCTGTTGCCTACCACGCTTCTACCGTTGCCGGGGCACTGGCTGCTACCACCACCTGGAAAAACCTTTCGTAATGCCATATTCAGATTACCCCGAGGTTATGACCTCAAATGCCAAGAGGGGCCTGGAGCTTAACGAGGAGAACGGAGGCAAGTGCGCTACCGCTGTAGGCAAGGAGACGGCAAGAATCCTTTCCTCTGGAGAGTCTCTTTCGGAGGATCGGGTTGTACGTATGTACTCCTACCTCTCGAGAGCAGAAACCTACTACAACGAGGACGATCCTACCGCTTGCGGGACGATCAGCTACCTTATGTGGGGCGGCAAACCCGCTTTGACTTGGAGCCGCTCTAAAGTCGAGGAGATGGAAGAGAATCGTGCTATGGACATGGAAGAGCTGACCGAGGCTATCATCGAGGCGGTAGAAGACGCTGTCGAGGAGGTGATGGACGAGGTTATGGCTGAAGAGCCCACGCAGGAGGACGAGCCGATGGAAGAGGAAGAAGAGATGGTCGATGAGCGTTCTGCCATCAACAACCTCGAGGCAAGATCTATCGCCTGTGAGTTCCGTGCCGACGAAGAGGACGGGGTGACCATTGAAGGTTATGCCGCTCGCTACGACGAGGAGACGGAAATCGGAGGTCAGTTCGTAGAGCGTATCTCTCGCGGGGCGTTCAGCGAGGCCGATATGAGCAACGTCGTTGCCCTCTTCAATCACGACTGGAATATGCCTCTCGCCCGTGTAGGTCGCGGCCTGGAGTTGTGGGACGACGGCCAGGGCCTGAAGTACCGCTTCAAGCTGGGCAACCAATCCTACGCCAAAGACCTCGCAGAAAATATCCGTACGGGCAACGTGTCGACGTCGTCGTTTGGATTCACGGTTGAGAAGGATCGGTGGGAGAAGCGCGGCAGCCAGCCGTTGCGTATCATCGAAAGAGTAAAGAAGCTTTACGATGTCTCTCCAACCACCCAAGGTGCTTACCCAACCACAGATGTAGCCATTTCACGCATGATGGAATTCGAAAAACTCGTAGACAACAGTATTCTACCACAACCCTTCTCACCAGAAATTCAAACCCAAACTTCCAATAACACAATGGAAAACCCAACCACGCCCGCATACATCCAGAGCTTGGGCGACTCTGAGGCGAATGTCGCCAAGCGTTTCTCTTTCGGTAAGGCTATCAGAGAAGCCGCAGAGGGCCGTCTGACGGGCCTTGAGGCAGAGATGAACGCCGAAGCTCGTAACGAGTTCACGAGCGCGAAGATCAATGTGTCTGGCGGTATCTCTATCCCGTCGATGGTTTTGCGTACGCATGGTGACCCCATGTCTGTTGCTAATACGGTGAATACCACGAACCACAGCTGGGGCGGAACGGTCGGCTCGATGGACGCTGGCTTGATCCCGTACATGATGCCGCAGGATATCGCAACCCAGTTGGGCGTGCGTAACCTCTCCGGCTTGAGCGGAAACGTGGTGTTCCAAGTTGCTAAGCCTAGCTTGAAGCTTGCACCAGAAAAGCTTGCTGAAGGGGCTCCTGCTACTGCCGACAACATCGAGTTCGCTGCTAAGACGCTCTCTCCTTCTCGTTACAGCGCATACGTTCGTGCTACCGAGCAGCTGTTGGCTCAGAGCGCAGACGACATGGGTGCATTCATCGCAGCTGAAATCCGTAAGGCCGTCGACAAGAAGTTCTCTGACGACGTTTACGCTGCTATCAAGGGTAACGCCACCACGGGCTCGGCATACAACCAAACCACTCCCGGAACGCTCGACACGTTCAACGCTGATAGCAAGAACCCGCTCAATCTGGAATCTGAGTTGTTGGGCCGCGACGTGAACCTCTCCAACGTGAAGGTGTTGTGCGCTCCGAACGCTTACCGAAAGGCTCGCACGATGAGCTTGGACGCAGGTAGCGGCTTGCTCTTCTCTGGTAGCCCGCTCGATCGTAAGGACGTGTTGGGATACCCCACCGTCGTTTACTCTGGCGTTACCGCAGGCGAGTTCTTCATGTTCGACAGCACGCAGCTCGTCACCGGCGAGTGGGGCGGTCTGAACCTCGTTATCGACCCGTACACCGACGCTCACTTGGGTGTTGTTCGGATCCTCGCTAACGTGTACAAGTCTGTGACCACGTTGCAGGATGAGTGCTTCGACGGGGTTGCCTCGATGGCCTAATTTACCCGACAAGATACTTTAGGACGCCATGAGGGGGAGGGAGAAATCCTTCCCCTTCTTTTTATATTTAATCCATGAAATACGAAATAGTATCTCAAAGCCTTTCGCCGTACGAGTTTATACCTCAAAGCGTGGTTATGAAGCATCTGCGCCTCTTTGATTATACGGAGGCTGATGTTATCGAATACTATATGAAGTCGGCCATTGCGATGGTTGAATCCAGGTTGAATATGATATTCAGATCTGCTTCCACACCAACCATTGTAAAGGTGGCAACAGGAAATAGCAGTTTGAAGCTTAGGGGTCTTTTTATGTTTACGGAAATTGCTGGCGCATACTACTATGCAAATGACGACACCTATAAAGAATTAGCTGGAGATAGATTTATTTTCACCAAGGTTATTCACCCGTACGAAATATCTGTAGTTGATACGCCTGAAGATCTAAAGCAAAATGGAGACTACACGTATAGCTTTCAATTTAGTGGCGGAGTTTATGCCTCTCAAGCTCCAACTCAGGTTTTGGAGGCAATCCTACTCCTTGTGGGGCACTACTACAACCAGCGCGAATCCGAACATATCGGTGGCGTGACTACTATGGTAAAGGAGGGTGTAGACAGGCTTTTAGCATCAGCAAAAAAATACTGATATGGCTTCTATCATTGGAGCCGGGGACATGGATATCCCCGTGAAGTTCTACAAGAACAATTCTACTGTAGACGAATTTGGAGCCACCTCTCTACAGGCTGAGCTTTTCCTCTCCACCTACTGCCATGTAAAATATATTGGAACCCCGTCTGCCGGTGCTTCTGAGGAGTTCATCAATGACCAAAAGACGGGTAAGGTAAAGGTTGAAATAACGACAAGGTTTGTTGCCGGTATTGATTTTGATGACTTTTTTGAGCTTGAGGAAGCCAACTTCAATATATATTCAATACACATTATCGGGAGAAGACAAGCTTTAGTTATAAGGGGTGAGTCAAGGGATGATCAAAGCGATGTGCCGGGTAAAGTCCAAAAGACTTTATTTATACCAAATCAGATTGGTGTATTGTTTGAGCATATGCACTTCCCAGTCACATATCAGCCTGAAACTGACACTTCCGGCGAGCCAATAGTGATTGAGATTCCGTCTGTAAACAAAGAGGAGAACTGGGTTCCCATGTACTATAAGGCCAATCAGCAGGCATATATAGATGATGAACACCCTCCTGTAATTAGCAGTGCTAAAATGTATGTAGATGGTGAATTTCATAAGACTTTACCGCTTAGAGGCACTGAGTATCTTCACAATGATGTCTTCATAGGATATCGCATTGTTCCTTTGCCAGAAGATCCACCAGATCCCCCGGTAGATCCGCCTGAGGAGCCGGTTCAGCTTTTGGGCGCTCCAAGCCCAATGCCAAAAGTTTATTACTCTTATACTATTGTTGGAAAAAACAGCAATACCATAGTTTGCGACATAAAGGCTTGGAATGGAAAAGAGTACAAAAGTTTTGAGTATCGTCAAGACGTAACCGTTGCTGGCTACTGGAGATATGATAAATTCGCTAGATGGGTAACAACTGTTAATGAGGTAGAGTATCCATACGACGGCTCAATAAACGTGAATGACGAAGTCAAATGGAAAACAAACTCAAGCCAAAGTCTTGATAAAATAAATATAATTAAGGATCAGCCTTGGAAATTTTATCTTAACGATCCATTTTTGGTTTCAAACAAAAAAGATGGCATTTTATACCGAATCATAAGCCCTACTTGGGACGTTTGGTATCCAAATACTGGGTGGATACAAAAAGGATTTAACTTCCCTATCGATACTGAAGCTATCGTTGGTGTAAACGGGGCTTATAAGCCTTGGGCTAACTTTGGGTGGTTCCCATATGTTTATGTGCCAAAGCCTGTAAATATAACTGTGGTTCCAGGCACACAAATAAGGATGAGGGTAGAGGCTTATGTTGGAGATGACGCTAGTCAAGTGCGTTTTAACGGCAACCTAATAGAAAATGGTGTAGTCAGCTTCATGATAATCTTAAACGTAGTATACTGATATGGCGGATAGAATTATCATCGACTCATCTGACCTGATGAAGAAGCTCAGGAAGATGGGCGCTCAGCTTACCAAAGGCGATCAGAAGGAGGTGAGGGCTATTATGTCCAACTCCGTAAAGCCCTGGAAGACGGCGGTGAACTCGTCTATTTACGATATCGCACAAAGGAAGACGGGCAAGCTCAGTCGTGCTATGGGTATCGGTACGTTTGTGTCGTACAGAAAGGGTATTATAGGCGCGAAGGTTCGCCCTGTAAACTCTAGGCGCAATAAACAATCGGCAGGATGGAGGGTTCACTTCTTTGCCTCTCCAGCTCGCCAGATGCGGAAATCTAAGAGGTTTCCTTTCCAGTCCAAATACAAGGGACAGCAGCAAAATGTCCTCAACAGATTTATGTCTCAATATACTATATTTGTAGAGAAAACCATTAAAAACCTTAGAAATGCCTAACACGACTATCGCCTCTAACGCAGTAGGGATCTACTTACTCCCTACTCCACAAAACCGCCCTATTCAAACGGTTTTGGGAAACACAGTAGCGACCACCCTCGCTCCATACGGATCTAATCCTAATGACTATGTCATTGTGAAAACAGGATTAGGTGTTTTCGTTGGAATTGGACAAGTAGTTGCCCCTGAGACTAATCTTTATGACGCGACATCACAGATCTCGCTCGTCGGAGCAGCCACCTCCACTTCTATCGAAACTGCTTCCAGCATCTCTGAGGTGGCAGCACGTACGGGCATTGGGATTTCGGAGATGTTTATCTCTTCTGGCGCTAGCTCTTGGTCTTCTTCAATCGACGGCTTGGTTTACGTTGATGATGCCACGTATGAGGGAACGCCTACCACTGCAATCGACGCTGCAAACGCTAAATACTTCGTCATCCTGAAGTTCGAGATTGGCCCCAATGAGGGTTACATCGGCCAGGGTCTGATTGAGAATGCAAGCATCACGGCGGCCGTTGATGACATCGCCACCTACTCTGTTTCTGTTAAGGGCTACGGGGATCTTATCAAGCTGTAATGAATAAATTCCGAGGAGAATTCAAGGTGAAAATCGGCGGTGTCGAACTGGACGCCGCCTTCACCAACTCGGTGCTCTATATGTTGGAAGAGCACGAGGGCATCAAGGTTGAGAAGCTGGCTGAATATATCGAGAATCATCAGATTTCGACGTTCGCCAAGATTTGCTACCACTCTTGTAAGGTGGAGGCTATTAGAAAAGGAAAAGACTTTAAGATTGCCAAAGAGAGATTCGTCGTCGAGCTTTTAGACGAGAACGATATCGAAGAAATCGGACAGGCGATCAGCAATGCCCTTGCGCTGGAAGAAAAAAAGGATTAAGCGACACGGAACCGGAAGCGCCGGTGTCGCTCAAACAGATTTATAATTCAGCACTTGAGGCAGGTATCCTGCCTCATTTGTTTTGGGATATGACCTTCGCTGAAGCGTCAGCGGTGGTAAACGGTATGAAGCTCAGGGACAGCATAAATTGGAATCATACCGCGACCATATTATCTATGATAGCCAACGTAAATCGATCGTCTAGTAGCAGGTCATATAAACCAGAAGACTTCCACCCGTATATTAAAGAAGTAAAGAGGCCGGAAAAAGATATAAAACAGACCTTCCAAAGACTTAAAAATGGCATCCATAGCAAGCGTAACAGCAGCCCTGATACTTGACATAAGCAAGTTCAAAAGTCAGATACAGGGCGCGGAGAAAGAGTTGTTGAAGATGAATCGGTCGATGCAGAACATCGGCATGAATCTCTCGGCGGCACTTACACTTCCCATTGGCGCTTTTGCTGCCACAGCCACGAAGACGGCTGCTGAGTTTGGTTTTATCCAGGCGAAGATCGCGGGTCTTAGCGGAAGCTCTACAATTATAGAGGGGCTATCTAATTCAGCCAGACAACTCGGCAGGGACACAATCTTCACGGCTGCTGAGGTATCTAACCTCCAGCTCGAATTGGTTAAGCTGGGCCTCAGGGAGAGAGAAATTAAGGCTGTTCAAGATCAAGTGGTTAGGTTTGCACAGGCCCTTGATATTGAATTGGCTCAAGCAGGATCCACTGTAGTTGAGCTTCTCAACAAGATGCCCAACTCCTTCTCTGAATTTTCAACTAAAACTGAAGCGGCACAGTATGCTACAGACGCATTTGCTTATGCTGTTGCTACTGCTGCCCTTGATACTGAAGGCTTAACGTCATCTCTCAACTATGTGGGTGCTGAAGCCGACGCTATGGGTTTCTCATTTGAGAATACGGTAGGTATGCTTGCTGTGCTCGCAAATGCGGGCTATAAGGGTTCTCGAGCCGGTACGCAGCTAAGGAGGATTTTGGTAGAGGTAGCTGGGGCAAGCGATGACTCGGCTAAGTCTATGAGGGAATTTAACGAGAGCGGGGCCACATTCCAAGAGGTATTGCAGGAGGTGGGTATTAGGGCTGCTGGTATGGGTGTTGCTTTGCAGGGACAGCAGGGCTTTATCGATCGTTTTGCCAAGGGTATGGAGAACTCTGAGGGATACCTTCAGAACGTCTCTGACGTCATCGAGGACTCGCTTCAATACTCTCTCAAGAGAACTCAGTCTGCCTTCGAGGAGTTACAGATTTCATTTACTACTGCTGTAGAGCCAGCCATCAGGTTGCTGCTTGATGCCTTGACGTTTCTCATTAACGGCTTCTCTGCTATCCCAGGCCCGATCAAGGTTGTTATGGTGGCATTGGCTGCTCTCGCTGCCGTGGTAGGCCCACTGCTTGTGATCATTGCCAAGTACAACATCTTGATGATTCAGGCGACCGTTGCTAACGCAAGGTTCGCTATGAGTATGAGGACGATGATGGCGGCTATGGGATGGGTCGGATTGATTGGCCTTGCCGTTGGAGTAATCGCCTCTTTTGCTGTCAGTACAGATGAGGCAACTGAATCATTTGATGACTTCAAAAATTCTCTTGAAGGACTGAAGGTTCCTGGAGAAAACATTAGCGCAATACAGGCCGAAGTAAAAAGACTAACTTCAGAAGAGGAAGATTTAATTAGAGTGAATAAAGAGTTAGAAAAATGGTTAGCAGACACAAGAAGATACGGTAAAGGGCCAAACCCAGGAAAAAGCATTTTCACTCGTGAAGAATTAAAAGATAACCTGAAACTACTTGCGGTAATTAGAGCCCAAAAAGCAGAGGCTCAGGCAATGTTGTCATTAGAGAAAGAGAGAAAAAAACAATATGAGGAAAGGATTGAGATAATAAAGCGGGACACAGAAAGGCAGCAAAGGGCCGCTTTAACGCAGGGCAGAAGCTTTAATCAGTTGCTTGCTCGATATCGAGAGGTAGAGGCCGCTATAGCTGGCCTTCAACGACGCGCCAAAGGTGGCGGAGATGTCACAAAAATCCTGGGAGACATAAGCGTTCGCCAAGAGGAGCTGGGCGAGCTGAAGGGTATGCTCGAGGCTTTGGGCTACTCATTTGATAAGAACAAGAAGGAACTTACGGATTGGGAAAAGGCGCTAAAGACAGCCAATGACTCTTGGAACAGGGCAAAGGCTGAGTTTGCTGTCACCGGTGACGAGATTGCCAAGCTGGAGGCTTGGGCCGCAGGCCAAAGGGATCTCGCTATTGCTGCTCAGCTTTTAGGGGAGGAAAAATCGGAAGCGGGTATTAAAGCACTTCAGGACTTTATTGAGTTTACAAAAAGAGCGAATGCCGCGAAGGAAGCAAAGGAATTGGCGGACGCTATGGATGCCGCGAATAGCGCATTCAAAGAAACCATGTCGGGCCTTGACTTTGAAAAGGGTCTTGGCGGGATCACTGATGCAGAGTATACGCAGCAGCGAGCCGATGCATTTAGGACTTTGGCTGACTCGATGCTTCAGCTTGGCAATATTGACTTGGCTACTCAGTATTACAATCAAGCCCTTGCTCTAGATGCCCTAATAAAGCAGCAGGAGGAGTCAAATGAATTGCAAACAACTCAAAACCAAGAGTTTCTTTCCTTCGTTCAAAATATAGGGAATGCTTTTGGCAATATCTTCAGAGACCTGACCTCGGGATCAAAGACATTTGCAGAGGTGCTCAAGACCAATATGATTGATGCCCTTACAGCGATCCTCGCCAAGCTCGTTGCCATCGCTATTATGTGGGGTATTATTGCCATCCTTTCTGGAGGAACTAGCGTTTTATCTGGGGCGGCTCAAGGTATACAGAGGGCTGGTTTTGGTTCCTTTGCTATGGGGCAATTCGGTCTCGGTAGTTTCGCCAACAAATCGGCACCGGTAACAGTTGACGGATCGATCAGCGGTCATACCATCTATCTTTCGAACAAAAGAGCGTTGAACTCCTACGACAGAACTTATGGCGGTTAAACATCTATTTAGCACGGAGTATGTCAGCCAAGCCGGGGTAAGGTACAAGCTTGACATCCACCACCTATACGCCAACTCTTCGGCTGGCACTCCCACGAGTTTCGACGTTTCGAATATTTCGTTGGACTATCAGTCCTCCGATCTGATGCCGCCGCTGATTGGTTCGTCTATGAGGGTGTCTGCCTATATGAGCTATGCCCAAAGGGACGCCTTCTTTAACGCTACGAAGACGGAGTACGACAACCCCGTTTCGTGTGCTTTCTACGAGTATAAGGACGATGCTTTCGCCCTGATATGGTGCGGCCTGCTTGTCCCGGAGGAGTGCTCTGAGATCATCTCTGACGAGCCTATCTCCATTGAGATGACCTTCTCTGATGGTATAGGAACACTTGCTCTTTATGATTTTGTGAAGGAGAATGGAGATCCATATACAGATAAGGTGTCAATCGCCAAGACTATATATAGGTTACTAAAAAGGCTGCCTCATATTGAGCTTTACAGCTCTCCAGATCAGGTTGTTTTTAGAGAGATTGGAACGCCAACTCCATCTACAGGATCTGCTAATCCATGGAATCCAGCAAATCCAGTATTCAACAATACTTTTATTACCAGCTCAACATTTAGCATTGCTAAGCAAGAATTACAGAGGGAAAGGGTTTTGGTTCAGGCTAATCCTTTAGAATTTAGATCTTGCTACGAGGTTTTAGAGGATATCTGCATCGGTATGGGCCTTTCCTGCTGTATGGCGGAGGGCAGGGTGACGTTTTTCTCTAGGTCATATTTGGCTTTCGTCCCAAACAAGTCTCAGATCAGATACAGAGACTTCGCTGGCAGTCAAGAGTCAGACTTCGAAACACCAATAGACAATCAGTATTATCAATCTCCTTTAGGCATAGATGAGTTCCTATCTGGGGCAAGTAAGTCATTTCAATACCCAATAAAGGGATATTCTATTGTTCATGAACAATATGGAAGTGACATTATACTTGGTCAGATATCTAGGAGAATTGGAAACTCATTCAACATAAACGGAACCAGTTACGCAACAATTTATGTTGTTGACGGTGAAGAGCAAATAACAATCGAGCACGTAACTGGCCGCAATTCCCCTCAAAACCCACCTTCTAGAGTTGATGACATATTGGTTTCTGGTGACGGGGAAAACACTATACGCATACAAAATAAGATTGCTGTACTAATGAGGAGTAGGGGCACTTATTCATTTGCTCCTCCATTTAATTATTATACTGTTGGAAACACCGTTGTGTGTAGGATGATTGTTGAGCTTACTGACGACACCGGAAGAGTTTACAGGCTAAAGAGAAGAGTTATTACTATAGACGAATACAGCAATGGAGATCCAATAGCCTTAGATATTACTAACGGCATCGATTACTTCTACAAGCCAAAAACATACGCCACATATCCAGGAGGTGGGCCAGCTACGGGTGAGTTTGGATTTACTTGGGTGGCCGACAACCAAGTTGGCTTTTCAACTGCATTTTTAGAATGCATTGTAAATGATCCTGCATATCAAGATGAAGAATCTCCTAAGGCTAAATGTGAGCTGTTTTTGACGCAAGACTTCCCGAATGGCTATTTCCCAGTACCTACAGGATGTGTGCCAGATCAGAATGGATATAGCCTAAACCCAAAGAAAGGATCGGAGTACAATCACTTTAACTTCAGCATGGATCATGTGTTTGAAGTGCCTAACTCCGGAACCAATTTTGTGTCTTTTGAGGTCAAGGAAAGATGCGTGCTAGTTTATTCAGCAGACCAAACACCTCTCGCAGCAAGCAACAATTACACTTCAGAAGTAGTTCCTGTATTTAGAAGCAGAATTAACGAGACGTATATAAACACTGAGGTATCTGTTGGCCCCGCTTCTGATACGCCTTGGGAACCAGAGAAGGTTGAAGTGATTGGTTTTATAGCTAGGATTGGTGAGGGTGGAGATGAGATAGAAAAGACTACTATAGCGTTTAATACGGGGGGGTCTGAGATTATTGACGGAGGCAGCAGCAGAATTTCGGCTCGATCTTACACGACAGACAATACCAGAAGAGGTCTTTTGTGGGCTAATTACAATACATTTTTAGGTAATATCGCTGGGCCCACTTTAGACACCACCTGGGCGCCTGAATACGACACAGACGGCTTCAGCGTTGACCTGCACCATATGGTGTGCTCTGAGGCCGTTAAAATGCGTCAAAAGGCCCGTGAATTCCTTTCTGCAACGGCTATAAACGTACCGGTGATTCATCCATATAGGCTTTTCACCACCCAATCCCTGTCTTCGGGCACGGAAACATACCTTCCCTTCGCCATAAAGTTCGACATGCTCAAGGGTCACTGCTCTGTCGATGCTATGCTCATCGGCTTTGAGAGAGGCGCTATCTTGGAGGTGATTGATTCAGGAAGGATTAGCGGCAACCAAGGCGGTCAGGATGGAGGGCCTTCAGAGCCTGGTTGGGGCGAGGCTATCGACGGAAAAGTGCTCGTTCAGGGCCAAAAAGTAGACCTTATCTCCATCACAGAGGCCATCGATCTGGACGTGGTGAAGACGAAGACCGACTTTATCACCGTTACGGAGCCTGTAGACCTCAATGATATATCGGCGCCCGATCTCGGAAAGTTAGAACTATTCTCTATCTTTATAGGCAAGAAATAAGGCTATGGCTATTGCATACAAGTCCAAAGTATTTTCAAATAGCGCGGCGAACACCTCGCAGGCTCTTTTTACTGCCGTAGCCTCCAATACGCTCGTAAAATCTATCATCTGCAACAACGATGGGAAGACTACGGGCACCGCTACGCTGAGAATTAACGAGTCTGGAGGCACTTCTAAGCTCATTCGGAGGGTAACCATCGCCAGCGGCGACACCTCGGTGGAGTTGCTGTACGATGTGCTTGCCCTCGAGGCGGGAGACATACTCTACGTCACTTCTACCGACACCGACATCGTATTCATCATGAGCTATGCAGAAGACAGCGAATCGCTGGTACTTCAGAGCATAGACGTCCTTTCCGACGTAAATACCACAGGGAAGGTCGATGGAGACGTGCTTACATGGGATTCTGCGTCTTCTAACTGGGTTTCAGAGCCGCTTCCTTTTATCCCGTCATCTATAGATGATCTGACCGACGTCACTATAGTCGATCCTCTCGATCACGACGCACTTGTTTACGACGAAGTGGCGGGAGAATGGATTAACGGAGCACCCAAGGCACTTGACTTGCCTATTCACAACAATAGTGGTTCTACAATTACTAAGGGTGTCTTATGCAAGGCAACTGGAGTTCATGGAGACAGGGTGACTATAGGTCCATTTGACCTTGATACAGACAGTCCCAAATACCTAATAGGGGTGACTTATGAGAACATCTTAAATGGCGCAGATGGCCACGTAAGATCTTATGGGGAGGTGAGGAATTTGGATACTTGGGCTTACACAGCTGGCACTATTTTGTACGCATCTTCTACCGCTGGTGCGTTTGCTTCCTCCGCTCCATTCCCTGAGATTCCGGTAGCTATGGTGACTCGTCAACACGAGAACACAGGGAGGATATTTGTGAGGACGTGGGCTCCAGGTGGCGGCGGAGGCGGAACTGCTGTGTCAAATCCAACTACCATTGCGCTTACGAATACGGCGTATACCATCCCTGCATATGCTGGAAAGCAGAACTACCTGACGCTCCCCCCACAGGCAAACTGGACAATCACGCAGGGATCGCTTGGGGTGTCCATCAACACGGCAACAAGCCCCAATAGCATCAACCTTACGGGGACGATGGCTGGGAGAACAATCTCGGGGACAATTCAAGTGACCGCACAGGGATTGGGAACATCTACCATCAGGATTCAGGTTTTGAACAACGCAGGCACTACTCCCGAGTTGATCACAGAGTTAAATTCTAAGTTGAATTTGGGAACCAATGTTTTCAAACTTTCATTTACAATGCAGCCAACGGTCTCACCCGTATCGCTAGTGATAGGCGTTACACCTAGCCCAGCAATGGCTGGAAACGTACATTTATCCGCACTATCAATACTGGCATAATGGCAAGCATAGTAACTTTTAAGCAAAACCCGCAGTTTTTGCAGCAAGTCGTATGCAATATATATGACAATACCACTAACGAATATGGGGATTGGGATTTACAGACAACACTTGAGATTGACTTCGCTGAATATATAGCTGTATCAATTACCTCAGGGAATGTTTCAGTTAAACAAAAGTCAACGAACGAGTATCTGTTTTATGAACAACCTTGGGAATTTTACCGAGATGTATCATTCTTCGTTGGGTTTCCAACCTATGGTTCCCACTCAGCCACGATAACGGGATTGAATAACGCATTGGGAGGTAACAGTTCGTCTTCACAACCAACTCCAACCCCTGTCTTTGCATTCACGCAATTTGTGGCTAATGGAACTACAATTACACCGGATAATTCATCTGACATACTGACTTTAACGCCAAGCAGCGGTATATCTATTACAGGAAACGCTAACACAGATACTATAACCTTTGAAAACACGGGTATCCTCGGGCTCTCCACAACACTTCCTATCACACGTAGTTTAGGTTCTTCTCCTACGATCGGCATTGAAGACGCAACCACGTCTTCATCTGGAGCCATGAGCGCATCGGACAAGACAAAGCTAGACGGCATTACAGCAGGGGCTGCGGTAGCATCAGTGACGGGGACTGCGCCAATCGTTTCAAGTGGTGGAACTACTCCATCCATCAGCATTACAGAGGCCACTACGTCAGCCGCTGGCGCGATGAGCGCGGCCGACAAGACAAAGTTAGACGGAATTGCAGCTGGAGCTGAGGTGAACGTAAACGCGAATTGGGATGCGGTAATTGGGGATGCTGTAATTCTGAACAAGCCAACGATTCCTTCGCAATACTCAATTATTGCAACAAATGCAACGCTATCTTACACGCTAATTCTTACGGATGCCAACAAGTTTCATTGGTGCAATTCATCGTCAAACTATACGATTACAATTCCTCTTGCAACATCGGTGGCGTTTGACCTTGGGACTGAAATTGCGTTTATGCAAGTCGGAACGGGTAGTGTAACGATTCAGGGAGCCGCTGGCGTTACAGTCAGAACGAGCCAAACGGCCAAGACTGCAAAGCAATACGCAGTAATTGCCATCAAGAAGGTTGAAACAGATACTTGGGTTTGCGTTGGTGATAGACAAGCATTATGAACTTTTTTAATATCATAGCTGCTTCTTTCAATGCGGCGCCATCCGCAGCATTCGTTACAACGAATTTGCAGGCATACTGGGACGCCAATGTTGGAAGCGGAAGCACGATTTGGAACGATATACACCAAACGTACAACGCGACGCCTTACACGTATAACCTTGGACTAGCAAACGGCGCGGCATTCACGACGATTGGAGGCGTCAACGCGGTTTATTTCGACGGCGTGAACGACGTTGCAGGAGTTGGATTCCGCCCGCAACCCGTCGATGACCCGTTGATAGCGTCAAATTTACTGAATTACACAACCGAACTTTGGATTCGTTCAAACGGCGCTTGGTTGGGAACGGGCAACATTTGGGCTGCGGCATACAACCAAGGAACGCGGATGCGTTGGAACGGTTCGGCAATGATTATCTACGCACCAAACACGGATACTTTTACAACTACATACGGCGGCACGGCGGTATGGACGACGAACACGTGGCATCACATGGTTGTAACGATGGAAAATTTGGGAACCAATGACCGAATTAGCGTATATCGTAACGGGGTTCTTGTCGGGCAAGACACAACGGGGAATTACGCGCCGACGCTTGCGTACAATGATTTCTATCTTGCAACGTGGAATGGATCTGGGGAGTTGCAGAGGATGTACACTGGTCTCGTTCGTCGCTACAATAAGGCGCTAACTGCCGCTGAGGTAACTCAAAACTTCAACGCCGAGAAGGCACGATTTGGATACTGATGGCACGCAGATACCGACTCATTGCATCGCCTGATTTGTTGCAGGTGGACTACAATCAACTTGCAGACAATAACATCAACCACACCAGATACAGGCTGGATGGTCAGTGGGCCATCATAGAATACAAGCCAGACGTGGATATAGACCCATCCATAGAGATATGGGACAACGATCAAGCGTGTGCCTACCTAGAAGAGAATTTCGATGCGTGGAACGTAGATTCACTAACAGATGACACTGATTACAGCTATACTCCAGTTCCTGGGGCCGGGGATGCCGCCACCGTATAATCCCATGTGTGATTTGAACAGGGATGGATTCATAACGGTCTCAGATTTGCTCATTTCATTATCTTTGCTCTGAGATGGCTAAGGTCAATATATATATCTACAAGGAGAAGAAGAAAGTCAAAAGGAAGGGAAGACACTCTAAAAAGAAGTCTAACGACAAGCTGTCTAAGAACTATAAAAAACCTTATAGGGGACAGGGACGATGAACTACGAACTTGCTGCGATACTGCTTACAGCCGCAACTATGGCTGGCGGACTGATTCGAACATGGATCGTCACTCAGGAAGAGCTGACGAAGGTTAAGGGTCGCCTATTAGCCCTAGAGAAATCCGAAAACGAGGTCAAGCGTATCTTAGAGAAGTTAGAAGACACCATGATCAGGCTCGATCGCCTGCTCGTAAAACACGGAATCGAATGAGACCAATTTCACACATCGTCATTCACTGCTCCGCAACTAAGGAGGGTGCAGATATCAAAGCCGCTGACGTCGACGCCTGGCACAAAGCCAAAGGGTGGGACGGCATTGGCTACCACTTCTTCATCAAGCTTGACGGAACCATCGAGCTTGGACGCCCTATCCACAGAATCGGGTCTCATGTTGCTGGACATAACAAGAACTCTATTGGCATCTGCTATGCAGGAGGCTTGGAGGAGGATGGCAAGACTCCTAAAGACACCCGTACAGACAAGCAGAAGGCTTCTATGAAGAAACTCTGTGAAACCCTTCTCCGCAAGTTCCCCTCCGCCAAGGTAGTGGGCCATAACGACTTCGCAGGGGTCACCAAAGCCTGCCCTTCGTTCGACGTTCAGAAGTGGGCCAAAGAAACGAAGCTGGCTTCTAAATGAATAAATTACTTGTAAGCGTTTCGGGTGGAAGGTCTTCAGCCATGATGGCAAGACACATCCAGCAAAGCGAGAAGTATAAGGATTTTGAAAAGCTCTACGTGTTTGCTAACACGGGAATGGAGCGTCCAGAAACCATCCAGTTCCTCAAAGACATGGAGGATCACTGGGGACTCGATCTGGTAAAGATTGAGGGCGTTTATTCGGAGGATATGGGAGTAGGCATCAAGTATAAGATTGTAGACTACGACACAATCGATATGAATGCCAAGGTATTTGAGGAGTCTGTAAAGCACTATAATAAGGGTAGCTTTGACGGACTTCCTTATTCAAAGGCCCCATATTGCAGCCAGGCAATGAAGCAGCGCCCTATAGACAAGCTGGCAAAAGATGTGTTTGGCACAACAAAATATATTACAGCTATTGGTTTCCGTAAAGAGGATATGCCAAAGCGTATAAACTGGATCGACATAAAGCACGACGAGAAGAGGATCTACCCTCTCCTCACAGACTATGACGAGCCAGTAGGAGTTACTGACCTAGGGAAGTTCTGGAACCAGCAGCCATTCAAGCTCAATATCTCATCCCACTTAGGCAACTGTGAGCTGTGCTGGAAAAAGTCTGATAAGGTACTTGTCGAGGCCATCCAGAATGGCACTCGGTTTGTGGGGTGGTGGAAGCAGATGGAGGATCAGTATGGAAATACTGCATTCAGAAACAAAAACTCCATCATGGACTATGTGGCTATGTCCAAGTCGCCAGAAACCATGAAGATTAACTTTGAGGAGACAGATGACTACTGTCTTTGCACACTATAAAAAACTAAACCATGTGGCAATTTTTCGCAGAAAACTGGCAGACGCTGACCCTGGCGGTAATCACCTGTTTGGGCACGTTTACGGCGCTGACAGAAAGCACGGCAGACGACAAGATCGTCGACGTGATCAAGAGGATCCTCAACGCGATCATCTTGGGCAAGCCGACAAAGTGAAGCCGCTTGACATTGCGGCTCTTTTAGGCAAGCTAGACCTTACCGAAGTCTTTAAGACCAAAGGCGACCTCAAACGGTGGTCAGCCAAAAGGACGATAGGGGGGCTTATAGCTGTTACCGCTTGCAACGATATCGTCTTCAACGGAATCACGTGGCCAGCTGTCGCGCTGTGCCTCGTGGCCATAACCCCCCTTTGCCTATCGTTTATGGAGCAAGAGCGTGAGTGATCCTCGCGATTTGGCCCCTTTGGGGGTGGTGTACAAAGGCTTCCATAGTCCTTGGGGCGTGTTGAAATCCCATTTTGTGATGCCAAGAGTCAGCGGGCGATAAAGACCGCATAGACTCTACGCATACACTCATATAGTCCTTCGCTACCTTGTGGTGGACGTGATGGGTGTAGATATACTTGTGCTGGCAAGCCGACCACGCATCGGGAGCTTCGTGGGCCATCAAGAGCGGCAGGTTGGCCGTTCTAGCCCCGTCTCCGTGCGTGAATCCAATCAAGTTAGTGTCGAAGTTGATGTACTTCCTGTGCGAAGGCGACACATCGCACGTAAAAGTGTCTACCTTATGGAACCACGAAGACACGACGTCGGCAAGGAAATATCCCGACATATAATCGTGATTTGAGGGGCAGTAGACGAAGTGAACGGGGGCGAGTGATAGTAGGTGCTCAACCATGCCGATATATAGGCTCTTTGCGGCCTCAAATGCCTCGAACCACATACCGTCTGTATCCTGGGGGACGCCCTTTGTAGTAGTCCTCCTCGTGTTGTCGGTGTGGAGGATGTCATTACCACCCACAAACACGATCTTAGAGATGGGATATACCGAAGCCGCTGAGGTGAGCTGGTAGATACATTCTATGCAGGCGTCTACGGCTTCTATGATGTTGTAGGAAGAACCGCCTGTCTCCGTAGTAGAAACGTACTTTCCAATATGCACATCGGCGGGGTTGATGATTAGGAGGCAGCCCTCCTCGCCGTAGTCTATAGGCTCAGGGAACTTGTAGTCGTAGGAGTAGTTCTTTACGTCATCAACGATCCGCTTGGCAACCTCTTCCATAGACACCTTATTCGTGGCGAATATGGAATAGGACTTGCCCTTATGCCAATAGTAGGAGATATTCTCTACTGGGATGCCCTGCTCATCGGCGTACTTCTCGAGGTTGGAGTCGATGTTTCTGGATAGCTTCCTGCGGAGAGCGTCGTTATACTCTATATTGTACTCCTCCGAGATTATCTTGGCGACCTTTGCCTTCGCCATACCCATTCTGTAAAGCTCTATAGCCCTACGTATGTACTCGTTAGTCCGTCCTCTCATGGATGTTGTATTTGTCTAGGATGTCTAAAACGCTGACTTTGGAGTTATAGTCGTGGATGACATTGGCTAAACAATACATAGGCGGAGCAACAGAGGGGGTGAGCTTGTAGTTCGAAAGCCCATTGATGTCTCTCATCTTGTGGGGGATGTTCCTCGATGCCTTGTAGAGCATGGCGTCCTCTAACGCGGAAGGGTACGAGCCCCTATCGATAAAGAATGAATTCATACCATAATAAGTCTCCGCGATGTGCCTATAACACTCCATCATGTCGTAAATATCGGAATCTAAGGACGTTTCCCAAACAGAAACCACCGTCTTTCCCATATTCCGAGCCTCGAAGTAGTGTGTGGCGTCAGAAATCAGCTTCATAGGAAGGTAGCAATACCGGCGTAGAAACATCGCCATCGCCGTCCTGTACTTCGACTTGCGAGGACTAAAAGACTCATCCTCGTTGCACATATCTTTTACCAGCTCGTATACGGCATCTACTTCTAGTGGCTTAAATGCCTGTATCTTATCTAAGTGATTCATTTACTTGTTCCTGTGATAAAGAAAAACATCTCGGTATAGGCTTCTTTGTCTACTACCTTAAACAGGTAGGTGTGCTTCCTTTTGCCGGCCGGGTCTTTTGGGATGCCGTGGCTCTCACACTTACCCTTAAACGTCCTCATAGAACCCGTCTGGTTGCCGTTCTTTACGCAGAACTGAGCATAGCCAGAATATAGGCGCTCTTGGTGGATCCACTCGCAGTCGGAGTCGTTCCTGTTGCCTACCTCGAGACCTGCGGCCCCCAAGAAAGAGAGGAACACATCCCCATCATGCCGGAAGTCGTCCAAGATGGTTGCCAGCTTAGATGGCCTTACCATCTTTCCGTACGTGTTCTGCATGGTCACAAAGCAGCGGATCATATCGAAAAGCATCTCCTTCTGCTCTATGGGGTTCATAAGCTTCTCGCTGATGAAGGGGTCGCGCTCGCTCTCGGGGATGGCGTTCAGGAATTGTATGATGTCGATCCTCCTCGAGATACCGCTATCGCCCAAGGCGTGGGTAAAGCCGAACTCGTTCGAAGCGACGATCAGGGAGGCCCTCGGGACGAAATACTCGACCTCTTTGTACAGCCTGCGCCCGGAGATCTCTTCTTTCGAGACGATCTGCTTCAGCACGTCCTTGTTGCCTAGGTTCCCCGAGGCGTCACCGCAGATACACAGTATGTGATTGGCAAGGTCGATCCTATAGCGTGACTCGTCCTTCGTAAGGTTGGACAGGTCGTCTACACGGCATACGTTGCGCTTACCCACCACGTTCACCACGGCATCGATCAGCGTGCTCTTTCCGCTCGCTGCCACACCCATCAAGATGAGCATCCTTTGGCTTTGGAGAGGATCTCCAGCCAGAGAGTTCGCAAGCGAAGCCAAGGCGTAGTTACGCATCACCTCGTCCGGGATGGCCTTTTCGATAAAGTTCTTCCATACCGTGCCCTCTTCCCGCTCTCCCATATACTTGAAGGGAAGGCAGTAGGTGAAGACGTTGGTAGGGTCGTGAAACTCCATAAACACCATAGAATCTCTGTTAATCATCAGAGACCCGTCTATGAAGTTGAGTCCTCGGGGGTTCGTGTTGACGTTCGTGCCCCATCGGTCAGAGCAGACCGAAAGGCACTTCTCTACAGCACGTACGAAGTCCCCGTCTATGGAAAGGGAGATAGGGCATCCTAAGCGATCGAGAGAAGCCTCTATAAGGTCGTAGATGCGCCCAGGTTCATAGAAACACCCATTCCATATATGCACAACCTGGCCTATGATAAGTATAGGCATGGCGCAGTCGTTCGCACTGTAGTTGATGAGGGAGGCCACAGCAGAAGGCATAGCCTTCGCTCCGACCTTCCCCTCTCCAACCAAAGTGACAATCGTTTTGCCGTCTAGTTTAGTTATCTTTTCTAGGATCGAGTTCACGAATCTTGAGCTCAACAGTTTCCAACCTCTCGACCAAAGAGGCCACGGTGACCTCTAACTCGTCCTCTTTTGCGGCCTTTTTGATATAGGTCAGGTACTCGTGAATCAGGCCAAGCACAGCCCCTACAGCCACAAACCCATCCTCGTCATGCGGGAGGTCTTGAACGTCCAGCAGAAGGGTCTCTAAAGCCGCTTCAGCAGTCATCTCAGAAGGGGAGGTCGTTTACCTGCTTACCAGACATATCGGTAGTGAATGTCTTGGGCTGTTGAGGGCCTTCCTCGCGTGCAGCCATGCGCTTGCCGTTACCTACCACCGGCGTCTTCGGCCAGTCGTTGGTTTCTTTGGCTTTGGCGCGGCTGTTCTTGTCGAGAGACTGACAGACCATAAAATCATGCCCATAGGGGCTGTCCGGGGTGTCGACAATCTTAAAGTCGGCATAACGGCGGCCATCTTTCCCGATGGTCACAAACTTCTCGTCGATTTTCGACAGGTCAATAGAGAAAACAATCATTGTGAAATGTTACGGATGTGTTTAATCAGTTCTTTCTGGGTGGGGTTGCGCCATTCTGCTGGCGACATAGCACTGAGCTTGAGCTTGGGGATCATACCCTCCAGCTGTTCTTTGGAGAGTTCTCCCGACCAAACCAGCTCTGAGAGTTCGTCTTTCCTATCTTGAGGATAGTTGGTTGTGCTAACAAGGTATGAAACGTATGGCCTTATGTCCTCTTCTTGGAAGAGATCATCGATCCAGTCGTCCGCTTCTGATTGCATAGAACACGGAGAAGATAAGGGCCGAGATAAAGGTAGAGAGCACTACGATAACGGTGCTGTACCACAACAACAGAGCGGCGGACTTCAATACTTCAAGCATTACAAACGGTTTTAAGGGTTTTCATAATTTCTTCCTCGGTAAAATCTAAAGCTTGGGCCATAGACAAAAAGTTGTAGATCAGGTCTTCCACGTCATGTTCTCCATCGATAGAAACGGTCATGGAGTCTCTGTTGCGGCAGATTTTGATCTCAAGAGTGGGCCGGGAGGGACTCAAACCCTCATGGTTCAATTTAGAAGATTGATGCATTGTTCAGTTATGCTACCAGCCCTTTGGGGCGAAGTTAAACAAGTTTGGATTGGTTCAGTCTTTTTTCGACGTAATTTCTTCGGTCAGGAAATCCATTATTTCCCTAGAAGCGAGTGCTATAGGAGAAATATCGATTTTGTGTCTGGCGTCCCAGAGGAACACGGCGATGATATTAAAGTATACCTCGTCCGCACCTGGCCCGCTGTCGTCAAGCCAGTATTCATAGTCGACATAGAACTCTATGTCCTCCCAGTCGGGGATCTTAATGATGTCGTAGTCTAGCATCTTCTATAGCGTTAAAGATTTGATATACAACTTGTGGCACTACAGCGTTTCCATAGGCCTTTACTGACTCTTTTCTCCATTTTGAAAAGGTAATTCCGTCCAATTCACGGGGAAGCCCATCATCTCCGCCACAAACCGTGGGTTGAGTTGGAAACCCTGTCCAGCTCTTTGCCGAAGCGTGTCCTGCAATGCGTTCCCGTGTTTCTGTTTCGCCTTTTCGAGTGTTTCCTTGCTCCTTGCCGTGTTCCAGTCGAAAGCGTTCGGGGTGGGAAGCAACGAACCAGATCCTGTCTCTTTTGTGCGGTGCGCCGAGGCCAGCAGCTGGAATGATACCCGTCCAGACTTCGTACCCAAGACCCTCCAGGTCAGAGCACACCTCTTCGAAGACCAAACCGTCGTTCCAACTAACGAGGCCGCGAACATTTTCGCCCACAACGTAACTCGGGGCAATCTCTGATATGATTCTAAACATTTCGGGCCACAGGTGGCGCTCGTCGTTCTTCCCAAGTCGCATTCCTGCATTGGAATAAGGCTGGCAGGGAAAGCCTCCGGTGAGTATGTCGACGGATCCTCTCCATTGGGTTCCATCGAATGTTTTGACGTCGTCATAGGCTTTTGATTGGGGGAAGTGATACTGAAGCACGGATTGACAGAATGGATCTTTCTCTACGTGGAAGACGTTCGTCCATCCCATCCACTCGGCAGCGAGGTCAAAGCCTCCTATACCGCTAAATAATGATGCGTGATTCATACATTATGGGCCTATTTTGCCTTTAAGAAAGGGATTTACACTCATCTTCTTTGACTACGGCATAGTCAAGTTCAGGACACCAGACGTATGAGGGATCGAATCGTGTTCGCAATTCCTTCATAGCGGCGTCAGCAATTTCGTTGTTTGAGCCTTCTGCCAGCTCAATCAACTCGTCTTCAGGTAGTTCGTTCATGTATTACAGAGTTTGGATCATTTTTACTCCCGAGTTTGGCTAGTCTGATCAAAAAGATCAAATTGATCACCAATCTCCCTTAATGCACCTCCTAAAATCTTTGCAAGATTTCTAACTGCCTCAAGTTCAAGAGACTCTAACCATCGATCTTGTACTGCTACGGGACAATCCTCAAAACAAGTGGGTTGTTTTTTCTCTTCATCTTCAAACTTGTGCAAGATGTACACTCCGCTTAAGTTCCTGCGTTTTAAATCATCCATAGTATCCATCGCTTTTTCATTTCTTGTTTTTGGTCATTAGAATCCACTCTACAGCCATTTTGGCGTCCAATAATCCATCTAGGCGCCAACTCATCATTTCGCGGTACTCGTAGTCATCCTCGCTCTGCTCCTTTTTTGCGCGTGTCTCAATGCACAGCGCGTTAATTTCGCGCCAGGCGCGGTACAGAGCTTTGTAATCTCCTAGTTTCATTTGTGGGGGTTTAGTAGTCAGGGCAGGATTCGAACCTGCAATGTGGGCTCCGTAATGAGGGTCGTACCATTTCGACTTACCGAACTTGAGTCCGTTTACCTATCCACTACCTGACTAACGCTGTCTTTCCTGCCGTCATCACTTTTCTTGCAGTGAGCCGTGTTTCCTAGTCTCCAGGAACCAATAGCACCCGTTTATACTCTGGGTACACCGAGTGGTGCTCCCTGCTGGGCTTGAACCAGCGACCAGCGGATTATGAGTCCGACGCTCTAACCGACTGAGCTAAGGGAGCGAGGAACCCTCGAGCGGATCATATCTAAGATATCATCCCTATTCTCGATGCCCATAGACACCAAATACTCGTCAAAGTCAGATATCACACAGTCTACGTTGTAGTTCTTGATCGCACGCTGAGCAAGGACGTACATCTCATGGTAGCCCTTCCAGTAGAGCATATTCGACTCGTGTTTCTTGCGGGCGTAAACCACAGCGTAGTGATCGGTATCGAAGTAGGAGCTGATGGTCACATACGTAAAGTGTCCCACCAAAGCACACATGATAGCAGCGCGAGGCATATACTGCTCTTTCGTCTTGACCCCGTTCTTCCTCTCTATGCCCACCTTGCGGTAGAAGCTCTCGATGATGGGGCCTAAACTTTCTTTATCCATGATTCTTGATTTCAAATTCTTGAACTAAAATCTCGCCGTCAGCAGACCTGATCATATACACTATGTCTCGAAGGCGGTATACAAGTGCCGTAACTATGTAAGGGGTGGCGTCTTCGTCAACAACATGACATACTATATCTCCTATTTCGAACTTTGGTTCCTGATAAATACGCCGTCTACCGTTTTTCCAGTTCTCGAAGCGATTTCTTTCCATGCTTTCTCTAAGGCTTCATCAGGTTCATATCCCAATTGGTAAGACAAAATGATTAAGGTCACGAAGCTGTCGCCCAATGCATCCAACAGCTCGTCTTCGCCCTTCTTCTTGGAAAGGCAGCTCGCAAGCTCTCCCACCTCCTCCACCACCTTCAACATCTGAGACTTGGCGTTAGAAGGTGCCAAAAGGTCTCTTTCTTGAGCCCAGTCGCGGATAAACAACTGCAAGTTATTCCATCTCATCTTCAGAGTAGATATTGAGTTTGTACAGGTCGCTTACCTTCAGGACGATACGAGCCAAGGCCCGCTTCTCCGCCATAGCGACGGGGTAAGAGTTTTTGGTGTTCGCTGGCGAAGATTCGCCAAAAGTGACGATATATTGACCGTTTTCTTTGTGCCTGGCCTCAGCACGGACACAGTAGCAACTTTTTTCTACGTTCGTAAATTCTCGACACGCCTCAAGGTTGATATCGTACGTCTCAATCACCTTGGCCTGGATCCTCTCTACGCCGCTCCTCGTGATCACCACGAAGCCCTGTGGAGCCTTCCAGAAGTCGTCTTTCGTAAGGTTGTACTTGGCAGCCAGCTCGCGGAACTTCTGCGCTTGCGATTCTTTAACCATTGATCAGTTGTTTGTAAGCCCTCTCGAGCTTGTATTTCAATTCTTCGTTCTCCCTCTTTAAGTCAGAGCACATACCACTCAAAGTATGTACCGCCGTAGCGGCATTCATCAGGTCATTTCTCAGATCCATCCACGCCTCTTTTTTCTCGCCGCTCAATCCCGTCGACTGAATCGAAGCCAGATAGGCCGTTGCCGTGAGCTTCGTAATGAGTTGATCCACGTTCATAGTTATCGATTAGGTATTGGATATAGGTCATAGCTTTCTTGAGGTCTTCCACGCCTCCTTTATCGCGCCAGCGGCTCACATACTTGATGACGTTGCCCTCGCAGAAGGGGATGTCATTCTTGAAGATGAATTCCGTCGGCTGGATAGCCATCTTGGAATAGTGCTTAGGAGAAAGTCCATTTTTCATTGAGCATCTTGCTTTCGTAGTACCGGAATACAGGGTGAGAGAATTTTACAGAGACGAATGGGGCGGAACCGCGTGGCTTGAGGAGCATCACCTTCTCTACCTTGCCGGTATAGACCACGTCGCAGGGCTCGGTGGTTTCTTCCGCTGTGCAAGAGTCTTCGATGATCTTGTTGGCGATCTGCTCGGCCTGGCGGATATCGAGCAGCGAAGGCAGCCACTCGGGAGAGTAGAACGAGATTCTTGAGAGCAGGTCGCGGCCATAATGCTCGGCCCACTCCTCGTCGATGGTCTCGTTGTCTTCGATGTAGTCTATTGTGTCCTCAAGCCGCCACTTGACGAAAGAGTCCTCGAAGGCTTTAGGCTGGATCTTGCAGTGAGCACGGATGACGCCGCGCTCTCCCAACAACACGAAGGCAAGTTTTTCAATGAAGGTCATGACAACCACTTTAAGTGTTCCTCTAAATTGTCCACATCCAAACGGATGCACAAGTCTAACAACTTTTCTCTACTCAAGTCAAGGTCGGCGTAAACTTTTTCTTGGTAGTAGGTGGATTCCCTCACCTCCAAGAGCAGCCTGCCCTTGATCATCCACGCCAGGTGAGCGCAGCAGTCTTCTACCATAGTTTTCTGGCCCATAAACTGGCGGCCTTTGGCATTCTTGAGGTCATAAAACAACCTCATCATCTGGTTGGCGGAAGGGATCAGTTGAGACATGGTTTTTGGGATGTGAGTTCTTCCATAGCAGTTATTTTGTGGGCCTTGTTGTAGATCCTCAAGACTTCTACACAGTCTTTGACGGCCCTCACGGCTTCTTGCAGACCCTCGCTGGGGGCCACGATAGACAGGAACATAAGGTTCACCGCCAGGTCTTGCAGGTCTTCTTCAGTCCTCTTGAAGTTCTTCATCGTACATATCGTTAAGGGATTCTGTAAAGCGCACAGCGAAGTTGTAGGCAGATGCCTGATCGTTAAAGATCTGGACACCGCGTTTCTTGTAGTCTTCCTCCCAGAGGTAGACCGTAGCGACGATGCCTTCGGGTTCTTGGGTGATACACACCACGTAGGGGTTGCAGTCAAAGCCGCTGATCTTGGCGCTTACATGGCCCAAGCCCTCTTCGTAGACGTCGCGCTCGAGATAGGCGCTCCAGCTCTCGCTCTTGGTCTTGTAGACCACCTTCGAGTCTTCAATCCTTACGTAGTATTTCATAGGAGATTTTTGTGAAAATAGAGTTGCCAAAGTAGTCCTCCTCTGAGAACTTATAGCCTTCCATATCTTTCTTGGAAAAGCCTTCGCATAGAACGGTCTGTTTGATCTTCTTCACTCCAGTGCTGGTATGGGTAGATGACATTGAAGATTTCTTCCAGTTCAGGAGAAAGCACAGGCGTGCGCTTCCTCTTTTGCTCTAGATAGAGCTGCTTATAGGTCTTATTTTCTTCCATTGTAGAGGATTTGTCGTAAAGTAGTGGTCGCATGGCGCAGTATAGTGCCTTTCTTGATCGCCCCAGTATATTGAGCCTACATACACGCGCTGGCCCCAGGTCTCGCCGTCGTCAGACACCTCTACCACGTCGCCGACCTTGAAGCCGTCGTCAAACATCTCCTCAGCCATTCTTGCAACTCCCAACAACACGACAGCGGCGTGCCTGTCTTTTTCGTTGCCGTTCCTGATGGCTTTCGCCCGCTTGCGAAGCCTCTCGATGAATTGCTCTTCTCTTTTTGTCATAACGCTAATTTTTGGCGTACAAAGCTTTCGATTTCTTCTAACCACTCGCCGTCCCAGATCCTTCCGTTGTGGATATTCTCAAATTCTTCTGCCCATTCGATAGCGAATTCCGGGTGAAGAGCAGATGAGATATTGTAACCCTGTCTATCAATTTCTGAGGCCACAGCAACAAGGGTCTCTAGATACGATCGAAGTCCGTTGGGGTAGTTCATGATTTCTTGATGAATCGGTAGGTGATAGGGCCAAAGTCTTCTATAGTCACGTAGTGGTAAATCCTGTCTTTGAATTCTCCTGAGAAGAGGAACTCAGCAGGAACCCATTCTTGGTGCTCCCAGTCGCGAACCAACACCGTCTCGCCTCGGGTGAACTCAGTATGCATAGAGGTGATTTTTTACTGAAACAACTTTCTTGTAGGTCACGCCGTCGATGACTTCGCCGTTGAAGTCTACCCAGTTGGGCTGGCGCTTGGGGTTGTAAGAGATAGCGCCTTCTTCTACAGGGTAGAGCCTGCTGAAGTTGCAGGTAGACACCTCCACTTTCTTGCAGGAAACCCAAGCACAGACCTCCTTGTGAGCACCCTCGTGTGTTTTCTTGGCCGTAGACTTGTGGTTTACGAGTCTTGCGTCATACATAACCAGCTGTGCGTCCATAGGATTGACGTACGTGACGTCATTTCCTCGGCGAATCTGCCAGTGCATATAGTGCTCTCCTGGCGCTAAGTGGAACCTTACCTTAATCATCACTTCAGTCTGTTTTTCTTGGAGTCATAAGAGCCCCATGATTTTGCAACGGGTGAACGATTTACAATCTTGGAGAAGACGACTACGATGTCTCCGTCTTGCAGTTCTGAGACGTTATACCATCCAGCTTTTTCGTCAAACAAAGAGTAGTTGTACCCGTAGATCTGGATTCCTGAAGCGAGCCAGCTGTTCACTTCTTTCTTGCTGTTTGCCTGCACGTAGATTTTCATAGATTCGTAAGGTCGATTAAAATGTCTCCCGAAGGGCTCAGGTATTCTTGTTCAACATAGAATCTTGCAGTCCTCTGATAGTGGCCTTGCAAAGCCTTGAGCACATCATTCTTGATGAGGTAGCTAAACAGCTGGAGCGTTTCTTGCTCCGTAAGCTCACCGTTCTCGTAGGCGAAGATGAGGTAGAGTTCTTGGTGTAGGTTCATAGCGCAGTAACGATTACATCGATGTCATAACAGTCTGCGTGCAGGTCGCAAACTTCGCACCTGGAGAATGAAGAGTCAAGCCCCGTAGAGAAAGAGAACGTAAATTTTTCGTGGTACACCGAAATTCTTGAATCCAACTCCCTCACGAATTCTTGGACTCGATCGATTTGTTCTTGGTTCAAGCCCGAGTTGTCGTCGTTGATAAAAGCTGGCAGGAAAGAACCTGCGATGCTCAAGGTGTCGAAGATGTAAGTCATTTTTTCTTGTATTCAGTGATTCCGTCGTGCTCAACAACAACGTACGAGCATTCTTGCACGTAGATGACTTCATCTTTTGCGATGAAGTAGGCGTGACCGTCTTGGTCGAAGTAGAGAGGGTAGCTCATAAGAGGTAGTATGAATACAGCCAGCCGCAGTCGTCGTCGTATAGGTCGCTTTCTTGCACAGGAGAGCCGACCAATTCTTGCAGACGCTTCACGTCTACTCGTTTCCAGTACCCGAACCGCAGGTACGTAGCATCGCCTCCCAAAGTCTTGCAGACCTGGAACTCGCCTAATTCTTGGGTGATAGCTTCAGTCTTCATCGAATGTAGTCCAGCAAAAGAGTAAGTCTTCTTCGAAAGCTTCTTCCAGGTCTTCGACCTTGTAGTATGTGCGGAGGATATACAGCAAGTTCTCCTCGTTTGCAGCGTAGAACATACCAGACTCAATCAGGTAGCCCTCGCTGATTTCTTCGCCAGTCACAGAGTCTTGTCGCATTTCTTGATGATTAAGAACAACATCATTAACAGTAAGAGGACAGAGTAAGCCACTATCATAGCTCGACAAAGAATCTTGTCGTCAGACCGAGAGCCTCGCGCTCGCGAGTCGTACGCTTGACTCTAAGTCCTGCGATATACGCTCCAGTCTCAGGAGCACCCAACTTGCGGTCGAGGAATCTTGCGTCTGTCTCGTCAGCGTCGAAGACAGGAAGCCCGCGCCATTCTTGAGGCAGACTTGCATTCTTGCGGACTCGGCCAGTCTTTGAGTCGACATCGGCGAATGGAACCGCGATGCCCAGGTTATACTTGGTCGCTACGTCGAGCAATTCTTGCCAGTCTAATTCTTCGGAGTAGCTGAGCGTCAGGTGATAGTTGGGGTACTTCTCGAGCAGCTTGACACGGTTGAGTACCTTCGTGTAGTCGTAGAACTGAACGTCGCTGAATTCTTGGAGGATAGACTTGAACAGCTCGGGCGATAGGTCGCTGGTGCCGTTGAGGCGGATAGCCAAAGTGTCTCCGTATTTCTTGCGGGCAGACTTGATTTCTTTTCGTAGCTGCTCAATGAAGTCTAGACGGTTAGAGTAGAAGTAGTTCGTGCGCCCAATTCTTGCCTTGTGGATCTTGGTGTCGAACTTGGCACGCCCTGCGAAGTGCAGGCACGTAGCCCTGCAGCCCTCTGAACTTTTTGGACATACATTCTTGCCGCTCGAGTCGTATGGCGACAGGTACACAATTCCTGTGTTGACGTCTACCTTGACGCCCTTGATAGTCTTGGCCGAAGAGTTTACGCCCAAGATATAGCTGAATTCTTTCATGACAAAGAGTTTGCGATTTCGTTCCAGTCAACTTCTTCCAGGTAGGCAAGAGCCAATTCTTTGGCAAGTCCATCCGAATTCTTGTATACCAAACACCGAGCATATTCGTACAGCTCGTTTGCCCTATCGTGGCTGTCGAGTTCTTGCCACCCCCACACGACTTCTTGAATCTCGAGGTCTGAAAACACTTCGAGGTTCACTTTCCAAGTGGCGAAATTCGCCCATCCGTTGTATCTCATCTCAGTATTTTGTAACGGTTAGACACACATTTTCTTGCTCGTCAATCCAGCCGGTGATTCGGCAAGTCTTGCGACGAATTACACTGCGACCATTCTTGCGAACCTCCCACAGGAAGGCGTCAGCGTTCAGCCCCCATACAGAGAACAGACCGCGAATTCTTGATTCGTTAGTTTTCATTTCTTGTCTACTTTTTGCCAGCCATAGCCCGCGTAATATCCTGGACGATTGTTGTCATATACCTCAAAGTATTTTTTGAGAGTCTTGAATTTCTTGGTGCGCTCAGGGATGGACACAATACTGCCCACGAAGAACACGGTTTTCCTAGACCTTTGGTCTTTCAAGTAGTACTCAATCATTTTTGATAGCCTCGATTAGTTGATACGCTGTGAACACGCCCACAATTGTGAGCACGAGAACGATGACGATTGAACCGAACATTTCTTTTTTTTTTACAGCCACCGAGGGCTAACAAAACGGTCTACACTTGAATTCTTGGATTCTTGGATTCTTGCAGGCTTAACCTTCACAATCCTCCTTTGTATTGAGCTACGACCCACCGAAGAGGCTCGAAACATAGATCCTCCTGAGCCTACTGCATGGAATGAACGTGCGCCACCGCCATGCACGCCGCCACCTTTGCCGCCACCGCCGCCCACTATGAACGTAGGACGCCCCGTGCAGCTATCGAAGTTCGCGAACTGAGCAGAGCACACACCGCCCCCAATTATTGAGAGCAGCACAACAAAACACATGACTTTTGAATTCATCATTAACGGAATTAGTTAAACGGTCATGAGCCACCCTAATAGGCTGGCGAATTTGGGCCTGTGGTGGGATTCGAACCCACCTAGCACACCTAGTGCACAGGCCACCCCCAAAGAGGTTGATACCTACAGGTAGCCCCATAGGTTCAAAACACATAGTACATACACCTTTGCAGTACGCTACACACCCCACCAAACAGCCAGCACACCCCACAAAAAATGAGCACGAAGGAGCCGAAGAAAATAGAAGGGCCTCGCACGTGTGTACGTGTGCGCGTGTACGTGTGTACGTGTGTGCGCGTGTACGTGTGCGCGTGTGTGCGCGTGTGAGCGTCTGCAATTTCGCCCCCCTGCACCTGCACAAACGTTCCCGGGAACGTGTGAGGGGGCCGCGCGAATATTACTAGCCGCGCCGGTCACGTTGACCTTTCCGCCCGCCCCGCAGGGTTGGGCAGATAGGTTAACTTTCACCAAATTTCGCGTCTGTGGCCTCTTGTTATTGCTTAAGGTGTGGACGCTCACCTATATACGTCCATGCATAACGCAGCCCGCGAAATTTCCGCTAATCGTTAACCCGATATCTCAATGAACGCAACGTCGAGGATAAAATAAATGAGCACACGTAGGAATCGAACCTACCGGGGCCGCCGTTCGGCGTGTGCTGGTGCGGAACTTATTCCGCCGTATCGCAAATAATTTGATACAAGTCGTATGCACTCATGATAGATGCGTGAATCGATTCGGCCGTATGAACGAATGAGGTAGTAAATGCCCGCGCCGTATCTCCTCCCGCTACTGCAGAAAAATTGATATCGGCCGAATTAAACACGCTAACGCCGTTAACCTCCACACGAATCGTGTGCATAGCCGTCAGGCTCCAACTTGTTTTCGATGTAGCCTTCGCCGCGCGCATACCTAGCGCGAATTTGGCGAAACGATTCGCGGCAATTGCTACGGCGGTGCGTTCACTTACGGCGCGCTCGACGTCGACTGCAAGGTGGCGAACAATTGTTCCGCGCTTCGCATGGCAAATTGCCATTACTTCGATTTGGGTAGTTTCCATAACTGAAAAAATTTAAGGGTTTGTTATTCATTGTTATTCGGTCGGCGGGTTGCATCCGTTGACGCCCCCCCTTCGTTCCGACCTTGACAAAGGTACGAACAACTTTCGCCGATTGATTCACTCGGATGCAAAAAAATTCGAGAAAATAGCCGCTATATATATGTAGACTTTGCCACCAGCACCGAAAAAATAGCGGACGCGCGTCCCATATGGGGAAAAATTAGCGCCGATTCGATGCGCCAAACATCGAACGAAGGAACGCCACACACCCAAACAGTTTGGTACTAGTAATTACGCTAAATGCAAATAACTAAAACAAAACGGTCGGATGTTGTTACTAATTAAATGCAAGTAATTCGAATGTATAAACTAGTGCCATCGACGAAACAAGGGAAAAAATTATACACCCCCGAATTTTATACTACCGACGAAACAGCGGAAAAATTTATACACCCAAAATTTATACTATCGACGAAAGGGGGGAAAACATTATACACCCCGAACGTATAAATCCGTGAAACATCGACGAATGCGTGAAACATACGTGGAAAATACGTTGCAAACGGCTGAAACCCCTGTATTTGCTGGCACTCCAGGGGTAGGGGGGTGCCAAAATTATAC